CTTCCACCGTGATGCTGCGGCTGCCGTTGAGGCAATTGGTCCTTCTGTACAAACTTCTGGTGGAGATGTCTCCATCATGTATCAGGGCGACCTGATCGTGGGACGTTTGGCAATGGGCGCTGGCGCAGTCCGCGTTTCTGTTGCTGGTGCATTCCGCAACACTTGATTTTATGGGGGTCTTTTGGCCCCCTTTTTTGTCTCCAGACCGAGACGACCAACCTTTGCAAATATGAAACCTAAATGTCTGCACGTACAACCGTCCTAGATGCCGTAAACCAGATGCTGTCTTGCATCGGCGGTGCGGCTGTCGTAAACCTCGACACCGATAACCCTGAAGTTTTCACCGCACAGTCCATCTTGGAAGAGACGACGCGCAACGTATTAGCAGAGGGGTGGAACTTTAACACTGAACTCGAATACCCATTCCCTAAACAACAGAATGGAGAGATTGGTGTTCCTGACAACCTTATTAGTTTTACCTTGTCCTTTTACAAGCACGCTGCTGATCGTGACTTGATCGTTGAAAGGGGTAAAAAATTCTACAACAAAAAAGACCACACCTATAAGTTCACTGAAACTATCTGCGCTGATGTCGTTTGGTACTTCCCCTTCGAGGAATGCCCGCAACCAATTAAGGAGTACATCACAGCCAGAGCGTCACGTATCTATGCCAGTCGCCTTGTGACTTCAGAGGAGCAAGTACAGCTCATTGCACAGGATGAGGCTGCTACTAGAACTATCTGCATCGAATACGACACGCAAACAGCGAAGGCGAACGTGTTTGGCCTTCACGACGGAACAAACAACTACATCTCATATCAGCCTTACAGATCTCTTCTGCGATAAACAATGCCTGTATCCGTTTCCCAACGCATCCCAAATTTGTTGGGTGGCGTTTCACAGCAACCCGATTCTTTAAAACTACCTGGACAGGTCACACAAGCTGACAACTGCCTACCTGATCCAACCTATGGCCTGCTTAAGCGCCCTGGTACAAAACTTGTATCCAGCTTGAATGGCGCTACTGCTGATGGCCGGTGGTTTACTATCTTTCGTGATTCACAAGAAAAATATATTGGTCAGTTCTCCCCTACAGGAACACTACGTGTTTGGAATGCCAACAATGGTTCTGCACTTGTCGTAAATGCAGTTACGGCTGCAGCCCAAAACTACGTTGCAGGATTGGCAGAATCAGATTTTGAGATGCTGCAGATCAATGATTATAACTTTGTTCTGAACCGTACTAAGACTGTTGCTGCTCTCCCTACGTTAAGTCCGACCAGTGACCCAGAGGCCATTATTGTCTTGCGAGTAGCTGGGTACGACAGCAAATATACGATCACACTTGACGGAACTGAATACTCCTACACAACTCCCGCCACGGGTAACGTATCAATTAAATCAGTAATTGATGGTATTGCTAGTGCTTTGCCTGCTGCCTATACAAAAACTAAAATTAGTAATGTTATTCATATTACTAGAACAGACAATGCTGACTTTACTGTTGAGGCAAAGGGTGGCCTAACGTCTGTTTCTGTAGAGGCTTTTAAGTCAACCGTTAGAGACGTTGCTGACCTGCCTGGCTCTTGTATTGACGGAATGGTTCTTAAAATTCAAAACTTAGAAAATTTGGATGGCGATGAATACTACGTCAAATTTGAAACTAATGGCCCACAGACAAAAGGTGTAGGTAACTGGACTGAAACTGTTGCTCCAGGAATTATCACTACCCTGGACCCAGACACAATGCCTCACGCTGTCATTCGTGAAAGCGATGGGACATTCACCTTTCGCTCTTTAAATGAGGCCGATAAAGCCGGTGATGATTTGTATTGGGTTGAACGTCGTGTGGGTGATGATAATTCAAATCCCCTGCCGACTTTGGTAGGCCAGAAGGTTACCGGAATCAGTTTCTTTCGTAATCGGCTAGTTTTGCTTGCCGGGTCAAATGTCATTTGCTCTCAACCCAGTAATTTCTTCAATCTTTTTCGTGTTTCAGCACTAACCACATCAGATGCTGATGCTGTGGACCTGGCATCTGGCTCACTAAGGCCAGTAAGCCTGCGGTATGCGCTCGGTGACCAGTTAGGTCTGCTGATCTTCTCAGAACACTCGCAGTTCATGTTGTCTGCAGAAGGTGATACCTTCGGACCTGCTAGTGCTCAACTCAAAGCTTTCAGCACTCTCACCATCAACCCAAACGTGTCACCTGTAGACACAGGCACTTCAATTATCTACGTGGATACTAACCAAGGCTTTTCTACAGTGACAGAAATGCTTGTAACGTCGGCTGAAAACCGACCACAACAAGCTGATCTTTCCAGGACTGCCCCTAACTTTGTGCCTGGTAGCTTACAGTCAATGGTTAGCAACCCATCAGCTTCTGTTGTCACGTTGCTAGGAACACAGAATGCTAAGGAGCTGTATATCTTTAAATACTTCAATAACGGCAACGAAAGAGTTTTAGCATCTTGGATTCGTTGGCTACTGCCAGGCAACTGCTTGCTGCAAGCCGGTGACCACGACAAATATTATTTTGTAACTGAACAGGAAAATGGTGTTTGCTTGTCAACCTGTACGGTGCTTGTCGATGTAGAAGGTACAGCTATCAACCAAAATGGTATTTCGTATGAATACAGGATGGACTTGTTTACAAGTTCTATGGCGACTGCATACGATTTTGCAAGCGATACAACTAGAGTTTTCTTTCCTACAGGAACTTATGACTCCAGCTTAGTGCCTGTTGTAGTTGTAGATGACACATCAACGGAAAAAGGTGTTTTGTATATCAATCCTAACTACGTCAGCAACGGCGCTCAAAATTATGTCGAAATACCTGGCAACCGTTTGACTGCTGACCAAATTACTCTTGGATACCAATACCAGATGACTGTTGGGATTCCTAGGTTTTATAGAAGAGCACTACAACCTGGAGGTGGCGTTGAATCAGATGTTGTCAACATCCCTAGAGTTCAACGTGTCGTGATACAAAGCACTGACTCTGGCCCGTTTACAGCTTCAGTGGCTCTGAAAGGTCGAACAACTAAGACCTATTCTTTCCCACAAGCTATTGCTAACGAATACATCCTTAACACGGTGCCTCTGCCTGAAATCATTGATAACACAATTCCTGTCTATGGGAAAGGTACAGATGTGGACGTAACTCTATCTAGCAACACACCATTTCCCTTATCTTTTATCGCTGCTACTTGGTTCGGTCTTTATGCCAATAGAGGAATACAATCAATCTAAATACATTAAACCCTGCTCTATGGAGTTGGCCTGGCAAAGCTCAGACCTTCTCCGATGGCAGGACAAGAGAGAGTTGGAGGGTCTAGGGCACCCTCCTTTTTTTGCCTTGCCTATGAGTGTTGCTGTAACAGAAAATCCTATTTGCTTTTACACCCCTAAAAACGAGCTTGCTGGTTTTGCAGGAGTAGTAGATGAAGGCGACGGGATAGGACGTGTATGGATGCTCACCACAGAAGCTGTGGAGACAATGCCACTGCTCTTTTTTAAAGAAGCAAAGAAGTGGCTAGACAGGCAGGATTACCAAATGCTGCACAACACAATGGACCCAAGAAACAAGATGCACCGAAAACTCTTAAAAATGCTTGGTTTCAAACGTCTGTGCTATGTGCCCGTAGGTCCAGAACGTCTTACTTATGTTGAATTTGCGAAATTATGTGTGAACCCATAACGCTAGGTATTGCTACTGCTGTATTCGGAGGGATTAGCACTGTTGCCCAATTCTCACAGCAACAGGCGCAAACCCAAGCAGCTGACGATGCTGCATTCCGCTCTTTTCAGGCTCAGTCAAGAGCTGCTGAAGCGCAAGCAGCCCAGCAACAAGCTACAGCTCTATTCAATCTTCAAAACTATAACGATCAAGTTGAGCTTAATAACCAAAAAGCACTCAACAATTTCATCCTCAACCAGCAGCAAACAAATACTGCCAACTTAAGGTTGCAGCAAGAGTATTTGATGGCTCAACAGCAAGCAAACCTAACTAACTTGCAAGCTGAGTCTCAATTCCAACAACAGCTGAATCAAGCAATTCTGTCTGAAACTAGAGCCGACACCCAACAAGAATTTAATAGGCTCAATAGGGATGACGCACTAGAAGCAGCTAATGCAAAGCTACGTGATCAAGCTATTCTAAGGTCTTTTGAAGCTGAACGTCTTATGGCGTCTAGCATCCAGGCACAGGGCTCTATTCTTAGTTCAGGCCGTTCAGGGCAATCGATTGGTTTGCTGGTTAATAACCAAACAGCTAGTTTTGGTAGAGATAGCAGGATGCTTGATAGAAATTTTGAGACGGCCACTTCAGATTTCTATGCCTCTTCTACAAATGCGTTCTTAGCTGAAGCGCAAAGCAACGCTGAGGCTGTGGCTTCAATTATGCCTAGACCTACAGCACCATTCCAGTTGCCTGAAATTGCACCTCCTGTATTTGCAGAAGTTGGCCCTGATCCAGTGTTGACTCCATTCAGTTTCGATCCCGGTCCAACTTCAGGACCAGTCTATGGAGCAATGCCCACAGCAATGCCTGGGCCTAGTCCTTTCGGTCTTGTTGCAGGTATTGGCTCAAGCATTTTGGGCGGCGTAAATGCTGGAATGCAAGCTGAGGCAATGAAACTAAAAACACCACAAGTGTCATATAACAACAAACCGAAG